AAGAAAAAAGGTCCCTCTCTTGCGATTGGTCGTGGTGAAAAGTTGCCTGTATCTAAGGGCGCTGGGCTTACCGCCAAAGGTCGTGCTAAATATAATGCAGCTACTGGCTCGCATTTAAAAGCTCCACAACCACAAGGCGGCGCTCGCAAGAAATCTTTTTGTGCTCGTATGTCTGGAATGCCCGGCCCAATGAAAGACGAAAACGGCAAGCCAACTCGTAAAGCCGCTTCACTAGCAAGATGGAAATGTTAAAATGAAAGACCCATTTTTAAACATGGACGAAGCAAGCAAACATATTATTGACTTTGCTTCTATCGTTACCGTACTAGGAACTCTTGCAGATATGTTGCCAGCTATTGCCGCTATTTTTACTATAGTCTGGACGGCTATTCGCATCTATGAGACTAAGACTGTTCAAGGTTGGTTGGGAAAAAACAAATGAAAAGAACGAAACGATTTAATGAAGGCGGTATGAGTCTGGAAGAAATGTACCCAGAAGCTAAGATTACTCGTGCTGGCCCACAACCAAAACCAGCAGAACCCGCCCCTGCAAAATCAGCACATATAGAGATGATGAGAGAAGCCAATGAGGCGGAGCTTAGAAAGTCTTTAGCAAAAGCTGCTACACCCGAATATGAACGCAAAGCAGAAAAATTTGAAAAAACTAGCAGTGGTCGTGGGGTTCGTGGTGGCGGTGGCGGCGGGTCGAGCGGTGCAGCGGATTTAAAACAGATAATGAACCCTAGATCAATTACGTATAAAAAAGGTGGCAAAGTCTCTTCTGCTTCTAGTCGTGCTGATGGTTGTTGTGTTAAGGGTAAAACCCGTGGGAAAATGATGTAATGCCATCAACAAGTAAAAAACAACATAATTTAATGGCAGCAGTTGCCAAAAACCCAGCTTTTGCTAAGAAGGTTGGGATTAAATCATCAATCGGAGAAGAGTTTATGAAAGCAGATAAGGGTCGTAAGTTTGGTACTGGTGGAGCTATGAAACCAGTAGACGCAAAGAAAAATCCAGGAATAGCTAAGTTACCTACAGCGGTACGCAACAAAATGGGTTATATGAAAAAGGGCGGTATGGCTAGTGATGCTAAAGAAGATACCAAAATGGATAAAGCCCAAGACAAAGCTATGATTAAAAAAGCATTTAAAATGCACGACAAACAAGAACATAAAGGCGGCAAGGGTACTAACTTAGCCGCTCTTAAAAAAGGTGGTATGGCTATGAAAAAGATGGCAATGGGCGGTATGGCTAAAGAAACAATGGGTCCTCGTACAATGTCTAAAGATGTAGAAAAAGGTTCAAACAAGCTAACTAAGTTTGGTGAGTCTGCTGTTCAAAAACGTGGTCATACTAAAGGTCGTAACCTTGGTGATTCTGGTCCTACAGCTTCTATTACTAAAGGCATGAAAAAAGGCGGCAAGGTTAAAATGTGTAGCGGCGGTATGTACGGTAAGAAGAAATAATCATGCCATTTACTGAAACCGCCAAAGAAAAGGAAAAACGCGAAGCCTATTACAAGGCTAATAAAGAGCGTGGACTTCGGGCTGAAAAGCAAAAAGAATACGAAATGTTTGGTACTACTGAGCAAAATATCCCTAAAGTAGACACCATGGGCAATGTAACTGGGATGAAAAAAGGCGGAAAAGTTATGAAAAAAGCAAAACGATATGATGAAGGTGGAGACATTGAGTTTGAAACCAAAACTGGTAAAAACGAAATGATTGATGACGCTACTCGTGAAAAAGCATTTAAAGCTGTTAACGAAGGCGGTATGGGTGCAGAAGAAGCAACTCCAACTAAAGCTAAGTCCTCGGCTCCAAAAGGCGCTAAAGCATTTACACGCGCTGAAACTGGTGGTGGTGCATCTTTAATGACTCGTAAAGACCGTAGCGATATGCCAAAAGCTAAAGCTAAAAAGTCTTCTAGTTATATACCTGACCACACTATGGGCATGGCAATGAAAAAAGGCGGTTCTGTTAAGTCTGCTTCTGCACGTGCTGATGGCTGTGCTATTCGTGGTAAGACAAGAGCTTAATATGCGAGCCAGTCGTGGTATGGGCGATATAGCCCCTTCTAAAATGCCTAATGGGAAGAAAAAAGCCCGTAAGGATAATACTGACTTTACTCAGTACAAAGAAGGTGGCAAAGTTAATGCAGCAGGTAACTACACCAAACCAGAGATGCGCAAGCGTATTGTTTCAGCAGTTAAAGCAGCAGCAGTACAAGGTACTGGCGCAGGGCAATGGTCGGCTCGTAAAGCGCAATTAGTAGCTAAACGTTATAAAGCTGCTGGTGGAGGCTACAAGTGACATGGTCCAAAAAATACAAAGACTCAATAAATTGCAGCAACCCGAAGGGGTTCTCCCAGAAAGCCCATTGCGCAAGCAAAAAGAAAATGGCTGGGGGTGGTTTAGCAAAATCGCAGCAATCTTTAAAATCTTGGGGCGACCAAGAGTGGACAACCAAGTCAGGGAAGAAGTCATCAGAAACGGGCGAGCGGTACCTTCCAAAAAAAGCAATACAAGCGTTAAGCCCACAGGAGTATGCAGCAACAACACGAGCAAAACGAGCAGGAAAAGCACAGGGGCAGCAATTCGTGCCGCAGCCCAAAAAGGTAAAAGCAAAAGTAAAACCATATCGAAAGGTTAAATGATGGCTGAAAAATGGATACAAAAAGCAATTAAAAAGCCTGGTTCTTTAAAGAAATCCTTAGGCGTTGCTGCCGATAAAAAGATTCCAGCAAGCAAACTAGCTGCAGCCGCAAAGAAACCCGGCAAGATGGGTAAGCGGGCTAGGCTTGCGGAAACCTTGAAAGGTTTAAAAAAGTGAACGATTTCATGCAAGTTCAGATTGATGCGTCTGAACGGTTATACAAAATGATGGTGGAAGATCACAAAGAACGCGTTAGAGATATGGCAATATGGGCGGATACAAGCGTTGGACTAATGAAAAAATTAGACGAGCGAGATGCAGAAATAATTAAATTACGTGAAGAAATATCAATATTAAAAGCGAATAAATAATGGCTGTTACATCCGGACAAACTACGTTTAACCTAGACCTCACTGAGCTTATTGAAGAAGCCTTTGAGCGTTGTGGCTCGCAGTTGCGTTCTGGATATGATATGCGCACTGCCCGCCGGTCTATTAATTTAATGACTGTTGAGTGGGCTAACCGTGGTATTAACCTTTGGACTATTGAAGAGTGTGTAATCCCTCTAGTTACAAACCAAGGCGTATACCCAGTACCTGCGGATACTATAGATATTTTAGACCTCGTAACAAGAACAAGCAATGGAAACTTTTCTACTCAAACAGACATTAATCTTAGCCGTATTTCTGAGTCCACTTATTCTACTATTCCTAATAAACTAACTACTGGACGCCCTATTCAGGTATGGTTTAATCGCCAAACAGCTTTGACTAATGGAACTGCCGCTACAACAGTAGCCACTGGCACAACTACCCCTTCAGTATCTGCTACAGATACAACTATTAATTTAGTTAGCACAGCTGGTTTAGGTTCTACTGGGTTTATTAAAATTGACAACGAGACTATTGGCTATACCAACATTAGTGGCAATCAGCTTTTAAATTGCTGGCGTGGGCAAAACGGCACCACTGCTACTAGCCATGCTGCTGGTGCTTCTGTATATACTCAAAACTTACCTTGTGTAAACGTCTGGCCTACTCCAGATGCGGGTGGTGGGCCATATACTTTGGTGTACTGGCGTATGCGTAGATTGCAAGATGCCGGGGACGGTGTAAATATTCAAGATATTCCATTCCGCTTTATAAATTGTTTTGTAGCGGGATTAGCTTATATGCTAAGTATTAAGATTCAAGGTATAGATATACAAAGAGTTATGGGTTTAAAAGCTGACTATGAAGAACAGTTTAATTTAGCGGCGCAAGAAGATAGAGAGACAGCCCCAATTAGATGGGTTCCTAGAAACTTGTTCTATTCGAGGTAAGTATGCCGTCAAAGTATAGTTCGGGTAAACACTCGATTGCTAACTGCGATAGGTGT